TGATAAAAGACGTGAATATTTAGATAAATTACAAGCAAGGCCAGATATGCAGGCTGCATTTAAATTATGGGCTGAAGATGGTATAAAAGACGGCATTCCGCCAGAATCGATGGGGTAATGGAACAACAACAAACTACATTAGAAATGATTAATGGTCTTTCGGAAATCGCAGAATATATGGAAGATGAAGAGTTTACTGTTGCACTAACTACAATTGCAAAATTAATACTAAAGCCAGATATTCCTATGAATGTTGCAACTTTAGAGATAGTTAGATTACAGGCAATAGCATCTAAGATGGCATTAAGAGCCACTTGGATGGCAAATGTAGATAAATCTAATAGAGGCAAAAAGAACCTTTATTATACTGCTGCAGAATCTATAAATAATCTTGTATCTGCACTTAAATATATAACTAGATGATACCTGCTATAATAGTATAAACAAAGGATAACAATGAAAAATTTATTAAAAGAAGTAATGATTAAAGATTCAAAAATAAATAAAACAGCAAAAGATCTAGAAGATATGTCTTTTATTGATGGTTTAATTGAAAAAATACAGTCTGGATATTTAACTAAAACTAAACCTAAGTTTAGTAAAAAGACTAATTTTTCTGCATCTGGTTTAACTTATGGTGCTGGTGAATGTCCAAGATATTGGTATCTAGCATTTGATGGAGCAGTATTTCATGATAACTCAGATGCATATGGTGTTGCAAACAGAACAAATGGAACTTTGGGTCATGAAAGAATACAAGAAGCAATAGAGGCTTCTGGATTGCTTGATAAAGACATGGTTATGGATCCAGTTCCAAGAAAGTATAATAAACAAACACATCCTTCAATGGAGTTTAGAGTAAGTTTAGAAAATCCACCCTTTGATGGTTATGGCGATGTTATGCTTAATATTAATAATGAGCGAGTTATTGGTGAAATTAAAACTATCACTAATGAAGGTTTTGAATATAAAAAGAATAGTAAGAAGCCTAAGATGGGTCATCTTATGCAACTATTAATTTATATGAGGGTATGGAAAGTGGATAAGGGTGTAATGATTTATGAGAACAAAAATAATCATGAACTATTAACCTTGCCAGTTGTAATGAACGATCATTTCCGTCGGTGGGTAGACCAGGCATTTGATTGGATGAAAGATGTATATGCAAGTTGGAAAAAGCAGGAGTTACCACAAAAACCCTACAGATCTAATTCTAAAATATGCAAAGTTTGTCCTATTCAAAAAGCATGTGCTGAAGCAGAGACAGGGGTAATTAAAATTAAACCTCTGGAGTTGCTAGAAGATGAAAAGTTGTAATTGGTGCGATCATACTTTTGAGCCAACAGTTTCTTATCAGATTTATTGTTCTCCAGAATGCAGGGAATCTGCTACAAAAGAAAAAATAAGTCAAAGATATATTCAGACTAGAAGACAAAAAAGAAAAGGCAGAAATAGATTATGCAAAAAATGTGGATCAAAGTTATCAATATATAATGATGATTTACTATGTAATAATTGTTCTGTTAATCCAAATGACGTCAAAAAAGCAATAAAACAAATTAAAGGATTATCAAATGGCTAAGGCTTTAGAAACAGATAGATATTTTAGAGATGATTTATCTAGTCAGCCAGGAGTTATTTGTGCAATAGACGCAAGCACTACAAGTTTAGCATTTACAATTTACTCATATAAAAACTTATCAGAACATGGAAAAATAGAATTTAAAGGTAAAAATATCTATCAAAAAGTTATAGATGCAAATAAAAAAACAAAAGCATTGTTTGATCATTATAACTTAGTTGAAGCAATAATTATTGAGCATACTGTTTTTATGAATTCTCCAAAAACTGCAGCAGATCTTGCTCTTGTTCAAGGTGCGATAATAGGCGGTGCTGGGCTGGCTGGTATTAAAATTATTGGTAAGGTTTCTCCAATAACATGGCAGTCTTACTTAGGTAATAAAAAATTAACTAAAGAAGAACAGTTAAGTATTAGATCTGCCAACCCAGGAAAATCATTATCATGGTATAAAACATATGAAAGAGATTTTAGAAAACAAAGAACCATTAAATTATTAGATGTTATTTATGATAAAAAAATAACAGACAATGATGTTGCAGACTCAGCAGGAATAGGTCACTGGGCTATAAATAATTGGGAAAAGGCAATTTGACAGGATATATTATGGGTGCTAAACTATATACAAACGAACTATGGCTAAAAAAGAGATATCATGTTGATAAAAAATCTCCAGAGGCCATAGCAAAGGAGTGTGGTGTTACAGTGGAAACAGTATACGTATATCTTGCTAAATTTGGATTGAGGAAGTCAAAACGATGAATCCAGTATTTCCAGATATTGATAATTTTAGATGTGATGATTTATATTTACTAACAGTAGGTACGTCTGCTGGTAAAGAAATATATGAGTCTTGTCATGAAATTGCACATATGCTTATTAAAAAAAATATAGCATACGGTAATTCCGCACTAGAACCAGTTCGTGTTTTTAGCAGGGCTGATGCAAGAGAACAATTACATGTACGTATAGACGATAAGTTAAGTAGGATAATGCGTGGCACAGAGTATGTTGGTGACAACGATATTGACGATCTTATTGGATACCTTGTTTTATTAAAAATAGCAAAGGCAAAAGAGTTAAAAATGCAGGAAGCATACGGACATGTCGACTGAAGAAGACTTAATTAAACATTTAGATGAAATAAATATAGTAGTAGGAGAATACCTAAAGGGAAATGATGCTACTAAAATTTCTAAAGATCTTTCTATACCACGTACTCGTGTAGTCCAGCATATCAATGAATGGAAAGTTATGGTGTCTGCAAATGATGCCATTCGTGCCCGTGCAAAAGAAGCATTGGCTACTGCTGATACACACTATAATAAACTTATTAGTAAATCATATGAAGTTATTGATGAAGCATCATTAACTAATAATTTAAGCGCAAAGACCGCAGCAATAAAGTTAGTTATGGATATTGAATCTAAAAGAATTGATATGTTGCAAAAAGCAGGCCTACTTGAAAATAAAGAATTAGCAGAAGAAATGTTAGAAATAGAAAAAAAGCAAGAAGTTTTAATGAGTATATTACGGGATATTGCTTCTGAGTATCCAGAAATTCGTGATGAGATCATGCGTAGACTTTCAGACATTGCTAAAAAAGATGAGGTAATTACAATTGTCCACGATGTTTGATGATTTTTTAGAAGCATTAAAGGATAATCATTTTGAAGAGATTCCTGTTGATGTAAAAACATTTGTTGAGTCTCCAGACTATTTGGGTCAACCACCATTATCAGATGCACAATACGATATTGTTGAAGCAATGAGTCAGATATATAAACAAGAAGACTTACAAAGAATAATGGGTGATAAAGAAGGTGCTGACTATTATAATAAATATACTAAAAATGAAATCATTCTTCAACTTGGCAAGGGTAGTGGAAAAGATTTTACTTCTACTGTTGCTTGTGCTTACATTGTGTATAAGTTACTATGCCTTAAGGACCCAGCAAGATATTTCGGTAAACCCAGTGGAGATGCCATAGATCTTATTAACGTTGCTATTAATGCTCAACAGGCTAAAAACGTTTTCTTTAAAGGGTTTGCAACTAAAATTGAAAAGTCTCCGTGGTTTGCTGGAAAATATGAAGCAAAGGTTTCTTCTATTAGTTTTAATAAATCAATAACAGTTTACTCTGGACATTCAGAAAAAGAATCTCATGAGGGTTTAAATCTTTTGCTGGCAGTTCTTGATGAGATTTCTGGATTTGCAACAGAATTACAAAGCGGTAATGAGCAAGGTAAAACAGCAGATAACATATACAAGGCATTTCGTGGATCTGTGGATTCTCGTTTCCCTGATCTTGGCAAAGTAGTTCTTCTATCTTTTCCACGTTTTAATGGTGACTTTATTTCTGAAAGATATGATGCTGTGATTGCAGAAAAAGAAACTATAGCAAAAACACATAGATTTATTATTAATCCATTACTTCCAGAAGATGATAAAGATAATTGGTTTGAAATTACTTGGGATTATGATGAAATTAAATCATATAAATATCCTGGAGTATTTGCATTAAAAAGAGCAACGTGGGAAGTTAATCCTACAAGAAAAGTTGATGATTTTAAAATTGCATTTATGACAGATCTTGGTGATGCAATGATGCGTTTTGCATGTGTTCCTACATATGCATCAGATGCATTTTTTAAACAGGCTGATAAAGTAAGAGCATGTATGACTATTAGAAACCCATTGGATAATTTTAGAAGATTTGATGCAGGGTTTAAGCCAGATCCAGAAAAAGTTTATTATGTTCATGCTGACCTTGCTCAAAAACATGACAAGTGTGCTGTCGCAATTGCACATGTAGAGAAATGGGTAAACGTTCAGGTAATTAAAGATTATGAACAAATATCTCCAGTTGTAGTAGTAGATGCCGTTGCTTGGTGGGAACCAAGAATAGAAGGTCCAGTAAACTTATCCGAAGTAAAACAATGGATTCAAAATTTACGTAGAATAGGGTTTAATATTGGATTAGTGACATTTGACCGATGGCAATCATTCGATATTCAAAACGAATTACAGGCTGTTGGGATGAGGACAGAAACTGTATCTGTAGCAAAAAAACATTATGAAGATATGGCTATGCTTGTATATGAAGAAAGATTGGCTATGCCTGCTGTAGAACTTTTGTTTGAAGAGTTAACAGAACTTAAAATTACAAAAACAGATAAGGTAGATCACCCCAGAAAACTGTCAAAAGACTTAGCAGATGCTGTGTGTGGTTCTATTTTTGGTGCTATTTCTTATACACCAAGAGATCAAAACCTTGAAGTTGAAGTTCATACCTTTAAAGATAAACCACGTAGAGTTGACACGCTCCCTGAGAACGTGATACAATATAAACCTAGTCAAATAGAACAAATAAATAACTATTTGGATAGACTAAAAACAATATAAATAAAATGAATAATAAAAGGAGAAAAATGAATTCATTTAAGAAGATCGCTCTCGCCATGGTTGCAGCCATGACACTGGGCACACTTGGAGTAGCACCTGCAAATGCTGCCCCCATGTCAGTTGCTTTGACTGTCAATGGATCTGCCCCTGCGACAGCAGGAACAGCCTCAACAACTGCTGTAGAACTTCCAGTTCCAGCAGATAACTCAGTAGATGCTGCTGATGCTCTTAAGTTTGTTGTAACAGTAGATACTGGTACATCTGTTGCAGTTTCAGCAACAAATGCATCTGTTGTACTTGCAACAGCAACTGCAGCAGCACCAGTAACCGCTTCAAGCGGATCTGCTTCTACAACAATTGCAACTGGTACAGGAACAACTGCAACATTCTATGTCTTTACAAAGACAACTGCAGTGGGTACAGTTTCAATCACAAACCAAGGTGAAACCAAGGTTTATTATGTTCAAGGTGCAGTCGGAAAGATTAATACACTTTCTGTATCTGGTCTTGAAGTTGGCGCTTCTGGAACACAGGTAACTCTTACAGTTACTGCAACAGACGTATTTGGAAACAAGGTTTCTGGAAAGTCTATTACTGCTGTAGTTGCTAACGGTACACTTGATACCACAACTGCAACAACTGGTACAGGTCTTACTGATTTTGGTACTCGTGAATTTAAGGTTACAATGCCAACCACTGGTTCGGCTGCTGTAATTTTCTCAGTAACAAACTCATCTGATCTTGCAACTGCTGTAACTGGTTTTAATACCGTTACATCATCTGTTGCAAAGAATATTGCCGTTCGTGATCTTGCTGCAGAACTTGCTGCAATGACAACTGCAAAGGCTGCTGTGGATGCTGCTCTTGCTAAGGCTGTAGCAGATGCTGCTACTGCTGCTGCAAAGGCTACTGCTGATGCTGCAACTGCAAAGGCTGCTGCTGATGCAGAAATCGTAACATTAAAGGCTGAAGTTGCAACACTTAAGGCTAATGCAGTAACCGCTAAGGTTGCTTCTGATAAGGCTCTTGCTGATGCACAGGCTGCTTCTAAAGCAGAACTTGATTCTGTAAAGGCTGCAAACGCAAAGGCTATTGCTGATATTAAGACTGCTTATAATGACTTGATTAAGTCCATTAAGAA